TCCTTTGTTTTTAACTTTTACAATGTATTGATCTCGTTCCTTTATTGAACGTGGGTTTTTAACCAGAGTAACTAAAACTTCTAAACGTTTTTTTTTTGTTTTTAGTGTTCCATCTTTACAATATCCGTCGCTTGTAGTAATAGTATTATGTGCTATTGCAGAAAGTACAATATCATCTTTACGCATATATTCCAAATCATCCTCAATAATATTTTCTTGAAAACCAAATATTTCATTTTGAGCATCTGATTCTATATAAATTAAAGTTCCACCCCGCAATTCATTACCCCTAAAATAAAACTCAAATCCGTATGTTTTTTGTAGACGCTGCAAAACTTGTGCTGCAGTTTCATTGCCTATTGTAAATTCACCAAATGTAGTTTTAGTTAATGCATTTGTTGTAAATCCTGTACCCTTTAAAATAAATTTCATTATTTCCTCTAAGGTATCATTTTTTGTAAACGTATGCGTTTCTACAGGCGTTTGTTTGAGCACCCACATATTGTCTTCAATATCTAGTTCAATTGGAATTTTACTACCAACTTTAGAAATATAACCTACGGCCATGACCGCCGTATCTTCAATTTCTCTATGTGCTCTATTATAATATTTGTAACCCGCTGTAATAGTTACTTTATCTCCACGTAAAAATAATGGATCATTGGAACTAAAACCACCTACATTAATATTTGAACCTGCCAACGGCTGTAGCTTACCCGTTTCATCTCTGAAATATAAGTTTTTTGGCAATATTATTTTTCCCTTATTGGTAAAATCTCGCCAGCTATCCGAATTTTCAAATCTATTGACAAAATCGAAATTAAGTATTGTTTTCCTTTTTGGAAAATCAACACTCGGCTGCTGCTCAATCTTTATTTCAGTTATACATCTATACATTTGTCAATCTCAATTCTTGTGGGACATCGCTCACGCAATTAATAGTAAAAGTTTGATACGAATACCCGCCAGCATCTTGTGCAAGCTCATAACTTTCTACCACTAATAAATTTATTCCAATATTGTTTAAATAATTACTAGCTACAGGAATTGGTACCGGGGCATCTAATATTTGTTTTAAAAATGCGACTTCATCCGCAGGGTAATGTCCGTTTTTCCCTGTAATAATTCCGTTAATTGTTACGCCATAATCATCTTTTCCTATATACTCTTTTACCGTAAAATCACGACCTTGTATTTCTGTTTTAATTATTTTTTTTGCCTGAGATGCAGTTATTAAAACGGCATCGTATCTTAAATTTGGGGTATCAATAAATTGACCTTTTGTTTTCGTTTCATAGCTTTCTGTTAAAAAATTTATGTCCGTGTAAACAGGTGTGCCCAATGCAGATTTGTATAATTCTTTATCAATTTCTGTTGTTTGATCTATTTCAAATTTAGTTTCTCCTTTTCCAATTTGCGATTTTAAAATATTATTTCGTGGATTGCCAACTACACGAATACTCACAGCTTCGGGTATTTTAAACGCCTGCCTAATTTGTATTAATTCATTTATACTGCCCATAATATATTTTTATTAATGCCCTGCAACTATTTGAAAATCATTTACAGCACCTGTTAATGCAGCTACTACCAAGTCTTTTATTTTACCTGCACCCTCTTTTAAATTTGTTGTATTTATGTTTTGCACTCCTATTAAGTCTTTTATAGAAACATTTATTGTTACAGATTTCTGCCCTACTGCTTTTGTTTTTGATGTATCTTTTACTTTGCCAGCGGCGGCAGTGGTGTTTTTAGATAAAGGAGACTTTAATGTTTTTGGTGCAAGTAAGCCTTGCTGAAATTGGTCAACAGCGTTCATTTTAGCTATATTTTCTCCAATTTGTTTGTCTATTTCATATCCTCTCCAAGTTTCACTATTATTTTGTAAATCTCTAAGGTTTTTATTTTCTAATCTCAATCTTGCTTTTTCTTCTTCAGCAACAGCATCAATGTTTTTTTGACCACCTCCTCTAGCTTCTACCACCTCTTTTAAATACTCAATTTCTTTCGTTCTTGAAGTATCTAAAAATTTATTTCTTTCTTCAGAAGCTTCTTTTATTTTATCTCCTAAATACCCAAAAGTAGCAACAAGACCGCCTACTGCTACAGCTACCAATGCAATTGGTCCCAAAGCTGCTAACATAGATGCACCAAAAGTAGCACCACCCATGGCGGCTGCTACCATTGCATTTTCAATAGCTAATAGTAAAGGTGGAATGATAGTCATAGCCTTAAAAGCTACTACAGCCACTAAAAACCCTTTTGCCAAAAATTTTAACATTACCTCATTTTTTACACACCAATCCCAAGCGTCTTTCATCACACCAATAAACTTCATTAATCCACCAATAATAGATTCAATTGCGGGCTTTAAATCGTTAAACATTTTTACACGTAATTGAAAAAATGCATCTCCTAAATTCGATATTTTTACCGATGTATTAGCTGCCATATTTTCCAAACCATTATAGTACATTCCGCCAGCTTCATGTGCACGTTTTAAAGCCATGGTAATTTGATCGTAGGTAATTTCAAGTTCTTTTCCTTTACCATTTGCTTTTATGCCTGCAGCTTCCAAAACTTTGTAAATATTTACACCGGCGTAAGCGAATTGTTTAATATCCAAAGTGGTTGCTTTTCCTGTATTTGAAATTTGTTGCAGATTTACTACCATTCTTTGTAACTCAGCATCGCCGCCGCCTGTCGCCGCAATGGCATTGCTTAAGTTCAATACATCTTGACGTGCTCTCGTACTTTCTACACCCGCACTAATCAATGCTTTATTTGCCATTAACAATCCATCAAATGCAAATGGCGTAGCCATTGCATCTTTCATAGTTGCATCTATTACGCCCTGTGCTTTTACAGCATCTCCTAAAAGAGTTGTAAGACCTGTTTTTGCGTCCTCAACTTTTGTACCAGCATCTACAATAGCTTTTCCAAACATTGTTATCCCCGCAATGCCAAATGTAACACCCATGGCGGCACCAATACTTGACAGTGTTCCCTCTAATCGTTGTGCCGCATTATTGGCATTATTTATACCACCTGTTAAATTATCACGAAGGCCTAATATATATTCTACAACTTGTGCCATTAACTAAATTTAACTTGATGTACGATTTCTAAATAAAATTTTATCCTTCCCCAGGCTTTGTGCCATTCATCTTCGCTTAATGTGTCGGGGTCTATACGTAAAATGCAGTGGATAAAAGCGTTTATCCGCTCCACTCCACTGCATTCATTATTAACTTCGTTATCTTCTATTTTTTTTTAAACTGATTTTGCAGTCGTGTAACCATTCCCAAACAATAATCTACAATTCCTAATTTATACCTATCACTTTCGGGGCTTTCGCTATATGTTATTGCATCTGAATGCTCACGTACAACAGAAACCTCTCTAAGTTCTTCTGCCGCTGTGTACACACCCATTGTAGTTGCTTTATCCATAACTCTAATTTTTGTCAGATAATTAGGTTCTTTTAAATAACATACCGCACGTTCTAATGTGTCGGGGTCAATTTGTACAACTGCATGTACCTTTGAAACCGATAATTCTTTTGCAAGCGCTTCGCATTTGTCATCAAAAATCTTTAATTCGGCGTCTGTTAGTTCCTGTGTTAATTCTATTTTTTTACTCATACGCAAATATAAATAAAATTATCTATCAATTCCGCCAATTATCAAAGGAATTTTTACAGTTAATTTTGTGTCACCGCTTTTTGTTTCCAAAGGATCTTCTAAAAATTCAACTGCACGTAAAACATCTTTGTTAGTTAGTACACCGGTACCACCAAATGTTACAGGGATATCAAAAGGCCCTATTTGTAACGGATCTCTATTTGGAGAACTTGAAATGATAGCTTTCCACGTATCTACATACAATTCAATCGAGCCTTCATATTCTTTCATTCCATAACCACGGCTTACGGGTTCATTACCTGCACCATAATTGTTTTCTTTTTTTTGCTTGCGTTTATAGTCAATAGACAAAATACCTATTACAGGAGTTCCAAAAAGAACTACACCGATATTTCCCCAAGAATAATTCACGCCATTTACCAGTACACTCATAATTAACTAATTTTTGCTTTGAAGCCAATTGGCACTTCGATTTGACGTGCAACACCATTTATAACAAGTGTTACAGCTATAATTATTTTTGATGTGCTCAATACATTTTGAGCGGGGTTAATTACAACCTGCAACGCAGAAAGTTCACCATCACGTACCATTTGATTTAATGGACCTTCTGCTTGGCTCTCTAAATAAGCCGTTGTAGTTTCTGCCAAAGTACCATCTGCGTTAAGTGTTAATGGCCCATTTAATGAAGGAAGCAAAGCTGCGTAAATTCCTCTTGTTGCTTTATCAATTGTACGATTATTTTCAATATATGCATAATCTGAAGTTTGTACAATAGCTGTATGGCTATCGTTAAACCATGATCCAGCAATACCTACAAATTTTCTCAGGAAAATATAACGTTTAGTATTTAATGCATCTAATAAACCATCCGTAATAGCTACAGAAGAAAATAATTGCCCATTTGCAAATGCAAGCAATTCGCACTCTACTTGGTTTGAAACATTAAATTGTGATACCCATGCAACGCTTTCAGAAACTTTTGCTAGTGCAATCGTTCCTAGCAATAAACCTAAATTAGTTACAGATTTGCCAGTAGTAAGCCAAAGAAAATTACCCTGTGCTCCACCATCTTGCCCTATAACTGCAGAACATTTATTTGCTGCAAGTGTTCCCAAATCAACCAAGGTGCTTATATCTGTAGTTGCTGCTAAGTCACCTGCGTACAATGCTGATAAAGGTTTTTTTGCTAAATCGTTTGCTTTACAAATTCCATCAATTGTTGTAATATCTGCTGTTGCGTAAATAGCATTTTTAAACACGCCTATTTGTCTAATTGCTCCGTTTGCAAAAATTTGCATGGTAGTAATTTCAACAAAATCATAAATAGTTTGCACTGCAAAAAAACCAACATATAAAACGCCTTTGGGTTGAGCTCTAAAAAATTCGCTGATGTGATAATAATAAACAGCATTTTTACTAGATAC